TGGTTACAAGCATTAAACGTTGACACAAGTGAAGAAAAACTTCTTAAACTTAATATGTCAATGATTGATGATGTAGCAAAAACTATTTCAACATTTATGGATGACTATAAAGCAATGGCGGAAGAAGACCGTCCTAAGGTATTGTTTGTAGTTGACTCATTAGGTATGTTGTTAACCCCTACTGACATCGATCAGTTTAACAAAGGAGATATGAAAGGTGATATGGGTCGTAAGCCTAAGCAGCTGACCGCACTTGTTCGTAACACAGTTAATATGATTGGTACACATAATGTAGGACTAGTATGTACTAACCATACTTATGCATCACAAGATATGTTTGATCCAGACGACAAGATCAGTGGTGGACAAGGCTTTATCTATGCATCAAGTATTGTTGTTGCAATGAAAAAATTAAAACTAAAAGAAGATGAAGCAGGCAATAAAATTAGCGAAGTACGTGGTATTCGTGCAGGTTGTAAAGTAATGAAAACACGTTACAGTAAACCGTTCGAAGGCGTACAAGTTAAAATTCCATATGAAACAGGTATGAATCCATATAGCGGTCTTGTTGAACTTTTTGAAAAGAAAGGTTTAATTGAAAAATCTGGTAACAGGCTAAAGTATATAGACGTAAAAGGTGAAGAACATCTTGAATATAGAAAAAACTGGACTGGTGAAAAGTTAGACTTGGTTATGTCAGAATTCAATGAAAAATCTTCCTCGGAGGTAAATACCGCGGAAGTTGAAGATACTGAAAATGCAACCGAGGAGCTTAATGGAAATGGATGAAACACATATTGTCGAAGTTTGGACAATGTTCAAGGAATATTTAGATAAAAAATCAATACATGCTGCCGCTGAAAGGTATGTTGATCTACTTGCTGACATGGGCGTAGATGATCATACTTTTAACGAAATACTTGGTTCTGATAATGAACTTGATGATGCAATATACTATTATCTAGATATGGATAAGGTTGATGAAGACGATAGCGAAGATATGTATGACGAATAATGTTACAAGTGTTGAAAACTAAAAGTAATGGTGTACATACATTTAGGTTAGGTAACGTACTTAGAAAAGTTTATTTTGGAGACTATGAAAAACATTTTTATACTAAAAACCTACAACAACATATTAATATTATGAGCGAAGTAATGCCAGGATATATTTTACAACACGGAAGTTTTAATAAAAATGCATACTTTGTTGACTCTAAATTTTTCACAGGCAAAGCTCTTACCGACACTTTAAAACCTAGTCCTTCAGGATTGTATTTCACCGAAGACTTTATAAAAAGATTCCGGAATTTTTGTATTCAATCTGCTAGAAAAACCTATCCTTATTCACATGGAGATTGGACACCGGCTAATGTTATAGAACACAACGGTGAATGGGTTTTAATTGATTGGGATTGGGTCGGTCAACGATCAATATTAGAAACTACAAAAATTATAAATCAAAGATTGCAGCAAGTATTTGGCGATGTTGATATAGTAACAAAAAAAGACATATATCATTAATGGAGAAATATTAATATGCAATTACTTCAAGCTAAAGAACGTAAAGATCGATATACATATAAATTAGATGATAGAATTCGAAAAATTTGGTATGGCCCGACACCATCTTTGCATTTTAAAGTAGACAGCTTACAAGAATATATTGATATAATGAATAAAATTATGCCAGGATATATTTTAGATTATGGTGAAACTACAGACGGTGCATATATAGATTTTAAATTTATACCAGGAACTAATTTATTAAGCCACAAGCATACTAAAGAATTTGTAAATAAATTCCGTGAATTTTGTATAAATTCTATAAGGGATACCTATCCTTATTCACACGGTGACTGGATTTTACCAAATGTAATAGAACACAACGGTGAATGGTCTTTAATTGATTGGGACAATGTGTTTTTACGTACACCTGCTGAAACTAGACGCAGGCTTAATGTAAACTTAAAAGAAACATTTGGATACAATGTTGATATAGTAACAAAACGAGAATTATATTTTATGGAGAAACATTAATGGGATTTTATTCAGAAGTAGCAAGAGATGTTTCTAAGATTCCTGACGCTATAAAACACTTTGAGATGGAATTAATAGATGCCCGTAATGAAGTAAAACTTAAAGGCAATGTTGAACGTGCCGCAGCAGAAATGCCGGGTATTGTTGAACACCGTTTTAACCAATTGCAAGAAATAGAAGCAATACTAAACTATCTTAATATTGAATTACGCAGATTGCGTAGCTCATTTTTTAAAACATATCTTGAAAACTATCAACGTGCATTAAGCAGTAGAGATGTTGAAAAATATGTTGATGGTGAAGCAGACGTAGTAGACTATGAAAAGATCATTAATGAATTTGCTCTATTACGTAATAAATGGTTAGGATTACTTAAAGGATTAGATCAAAAACAATGGCAAATTACTAACGTAGTTAAGTTAAGAGTTGCTGGTATGGAAGACGCAAGCCTTTAAATAACCACAACCAAAATGTGTGAGATAAGTAATATAAACTAATATATGAAAGAGGTCTTATGCATTCAGAAAAGTATCTAAAAGAACTACAACGCCTACATAGCAGAAAAGGTTTTGGAGTTGCAAAAAACATTCCACAAGGTGTACAAAAATTAATTTCTGAAAAAGGACTTAATTCTGTCCTTGATTTTGGATGTGGCAAAGGTATGCCATTTACACAACTTCAAGAACAGATGAATGTATATAATTACGATCCTGTAACATCACCTATAGAAATGCCAAAAAAATCCGATTTAGTATATAGTAGTGATGTACTAGAACATATTGAGCCGGATCAGCTAGAATTAGTTTTTAATAACTTGTATGATATAGCAGACAAATACCAATATCATTTAATAGCTTGCCACCCTGCAAAGAAAAAACTTAGTGACGGCAGAAATGCACATTTAATAATTGAAAAACCAGCTTGGTGGAAGGATATTATTGAACGCAAAAACACAGAACATGGTTGGAGAATTATTAGTGAAGATATTACCGAGCGTTGGGTAAAACTTAAAAAAGCCCCTGAAATATTTGTGGTCAAATACATTGTGTATTTAGAGAAAGTATAAAATGAAGCAAGTATATAATTACTGGATGCCTGACACAGATAATCATTTTTATAGGATGATTACTAAAAGAATAAGTCAAGGTGGCCCAGCAGAGTACCAAGATGACGTAAGAGATGCGGCATACAAGTACGTAAAAGATTTTGATGTAGCAATAGATATTGGAGCAAATGTAGGATTTTGGGCTAGGCCATTAACTGAAAAATTTAAACAGGTAATTGCATACGAACCAATGCCTCAAGTACTAGAATGCTTAGAATTAAATGTTAAAGGTTTACCTGTCACGATTAACAAATATGCATTAGGAAAAACAGAGAGTACTGTTAACATGATATATGATAGTGTAAACACTGGCAATAGTTATGTAGACGAAGGTACATTTGGTACAGGAAATATAAATGTAAAAAAATTAGATGATTTAGATATACCTAAATTTGGTTTGATAAAGATAGATTGTGAACGTCATGAACTTCCTATATTAGAAGGTGCTATACAAACCATACTCAAACACAAACCTATTGTTATTGTTGAACAACATGCTGATACAGAATATTGTGCAGGAGAGTATTTGAAGTCCTATGGGGCAAAAGAACTTACAAACGTAAGAAAAGATTATATATTTGGATGGTAATATGCAACCGCATGAAATTTTAATAATACAAAAAATAGATAAACTTAAAGAACAACTTGATCGTATAGAAAGTAATCAAGAAAAACTTGATCAAAAATTAAGTAAGCACATTAGTTTTATCGATAGTACATACGAAGGCCTTCGCAATCCAATTGATGCAGCAAAGAGATGGCTAGGTAGATGAAATATGTTTTAGTTACTGGCGGCTTTGATCCTATACATTCAGGACATTTAGAATATTTTAAAGAAGCAAAAAAACTCGGCGATGTGCTTGTAGTAGGCATTAATTCAGATGAATGGTTGACACGTAAAAAAGGAAGACCTTTTATGCCATTCAAGGAACGTTTAGCTATTATAAATGCATTAGAAATGGTAGACGATATTATTTCTTTTGATGACTCAGACGATACTGCCTGCGGCGCAATTTTTAAACTTATGTGTACAACATCTAGCAGGGCAGATATTATTTTTGCTAATGGCGGAGATAGAAAACAAGGAGCAGTACCTGAAGAACAAACATATGCGGACAAAGTAGAGTTTGTATATGGTGTAGGTGGAGATGATAAGAAAAACTCTAGCAGTTGGATTTTAGACGAATGGAAGAATCCAAAAACAATTCGTAAGTGGGGTTGGTATAGAGTTTTAGATGATAAAATAAATTATAAGGTAAAAGAATTAGTTATTACACCCGGAGAATCATTATCAGATCAAAAACACTTTTACAGATCAGAACATTGGTATGCATTAAAAGGAAAGTGTGTTTTAGATACAGAATATGATAGTAGAAAAGATAGTAAAGTACTTGAGGCATGTACTGGTGGATATAATATAGGGTGCGGAGTATGGCATAAGGCGAGTAACCCCTTTGACGAGCATTGTCATATACTAGAAGTACAGTACGGGGAGAAATGTGTGGAGGAAGATATTGAACGAAGAGATTAAGCCATTAAAGATTTTTGTAGGATACGATAGTAGAGAAGATATAGCCTATGAAGTTTGTAGACAAAGTATACTACAAACAGCATCTGTACCTGTAGAAATTTTGCCGTTAAAGTTAGATAAATTACGTAGTCAAAATTGGTACTGGCGTGACGAAGATAAACTTGGATCAACTGAATTTACCTTTAGTCGGTTTATGGTTCCGTTTCTAACAGACTATAGCGGGTGGGCATTGTTTATTGATTGTGATTTTATTTTTAAAGAAGACATTGCAAAACTATTTTCTCTTGCTAATGACAAGTATGCAGTAATGTGTGCCCATCATGATTACACTCCTAGAGAAGGTGAAAAAATGGATGGACAAGCCCAGTTACCTTATCCAAGAAAAAATTGGTCAAGTATGGTACTTTGGAATTGCGGACATGAGTCAAATAAAGCAGTAACTTTAAATTTAATTAACCATAAAGATACTACTGGTGCATACTTACATAGATTTTCATGGTTGCCTGATAAACTTGTAGGACAAGTAACACATGAATGGAATTGGTTAGTAGGATGGTATAAGGAACCAAGAGATGGCACGCCAAAAGCATTGCATTATACCGAAGGCGGTCCTTGGTTTGAACACATGCAAAATTGTGAATATGCATTAGATTGGGTAAGTGTACAATCTGATTATCTAAACAAGAAGATTTATAAGCTAGAAAAAAAAGAAGAAAGGAGACAATTAGAAAGAGTAAATATTGAGGATTTAACTTTAAATAAAACTGCAAAAAAATACTTAACACTATGTTTGCACGAACTCTCCGATCCTGACGAAGTTGTATACAAAACTAAAAATGAAATCAAAACAATAAAGGAGGAAACAATGGGAATAAAGGTTGCTGCAATTAATAAGCCAGAGTTCAGCCCATTAAGCGAAAAGTCTAAAGGACTTGCATACGATCCTTTTTGCGAAGACTTTATACTTGGTAGCGGCGGAGTAATTAGTGACTTTGATAGAGAATCAAAGACTAAGAATGCATTAGTAATAAGAGGTCTTGGCGGAGGAGGTCAAAAAGCAATTAAGTTTTGCCGAGAAAATGGTAGAGATTTTTATGCTATAGATACAGGTTATATGCAACCTGTTTGGACTACAAGAAAAGACTATCATAGAGTTACAAAAAATAATTTACAAAACTTAGGACCAATTTTAGAACGTCCTGATGATAGATTACACAGGCTTGGCTGGCGCCCTAGTAAATTTAAAAAAGGAAGTTATATTTTAATTTGTCCTCCTAGTGCAAAAGTTATGAAGTTTTATGGACAAGATGTAGACACTTGGATGAATACCACATTGCAAGAATTAAAGAAACACACTGATAGAGAACTTATAGTAAGATTAAAACCTTCCAGAAGAGAACGTGTTACACAAAATACTATATGGGACGCACTTAAAGAAGCTCATTGTCTAGTAACTTTCAACAGTATTGCTGCTACAGAGGCGCTATTAGTTGGCACTCCGGCTATTGCTCTAGCACCTAATGCTGCTAGTTTGTTATGTAATAATAATCTAAATGAGGTTGAAAATTTAAACCGTCCAAGTCTTGACGAAGTACATGCTTTTGCAAAGCATTTATCATATTGTCAATTTACAGCAAATGAACTTCGTTCGGGATACGCTTGGGATATCCTCAATGAAAGTAGTTAGTTATTTAAAAACTGTTCCAGGTAAGAACATTAACCCTCAAAAAGAACAACTGTTGTTTGACTTTGCTGAGGGAGTACGACAATCAGGTGACGAAGGACTTGTACACACACAAGAAAACTTGATTGAATGCGATGCTGGCATGATACAAGGTTGGGTATATGATAAGATAACAACTCCGCACTTACGGTTACGAAGCAATGTAATTAGAACACAAAAAGAATACGGCAAACATACAATTACGGCTGATGCTAACCTTTTTCTATTTCATGATCCAAGAAACACTAAAGGATATTTAAGATATAGTTTTGATGGTATATTTCCAACAACAGGAGTTTACTGTGATACAACAATAAACGAAAAACGCTGGCGTAATATTTCTAAAACATTAGGACTACCTTTATCTGATTATACTAGAGTAGGTAATCATATTGTTTTAATGTGTCAACGTCAAGGTGGTTGGAGTATGAAAGGATACGATGTTGTCCAATGGATGCAAGATACTATTAGATTAATACAGTCACATACGGATAGAAAGATTGTTATACGTAGTCATCCAGGCGATAAATTAGCTGTAGACTATCTAGCTAAACGTCCAGGTCATCCTTTAGAACACTTTTCTAATGTAGAATTAAGTCCACCAGGACGTACTTTGGATCAAGATCTGCAAGGTGCATGGGCAGTAGTAAATCATAATAGTAGTGCCGCAGTAGGACCAATTATAAAAGGTTATCATGCATTTTTAACTGATCCAAAAGATAGTCAATGTAAAGAAGTTGTTAACACAGACTTTAGTAAAATCGAAAGGCCGGATTACTTTGACAGGTTAAACTGGCTTCAACGAATTAGTATGTTCCACTGGAACTTTGAAGAACTTAGAAACGGTTCTTGCTGGAAACATATGAGGGAGTATATATGACAAGTAAAACTATAAAAGCTAAGATACGGTCATCAAATGGATCTGTAACTACATCAAGAGTTAAAAAAAATGTAGAAAAAAATTACAAGACAGAGATGATAAAACAACAAACTGATCCTAGACATAATCAATCTGCATTTAAAGGTGGGAGATAAAATATGGAAATTTTAGTACTTACAACTTTTCATCAGCCTGGCCTTGATACATATGGACAAAGGTTTCTAGATAGCTTTGCAAAACAAGTTGACAAACGTATTAAGTTAATTGTATATGCAGAAAATTGTAATCCTATAAATCCTGATCCAAATCAGATAGAAATTTTAGATTCTTTTGAAGCATTACCTGATCTTAATAAATTTAAAGCAACATGGAGCAATGTTCCAAAAGCAAACGGAAAATGTCCGTGGCCTGAACGTAGACCACGCGATCATCACAAAGAATTTAAATGGGACGCCGTTAGGTTCGCTAACAAAACATATGCTGTGTATGACGCTGTAAGACGATCTAAGAACTGGTGTGTATGGATGGATGCTGATACGTTTATACACAGTCCGTGGAGTTATGATCAATTTGCAGGACTATTACCAAATGATAAATGGATTACATATGTTGGTAGAGGTAAAGGTTCAGCAACTTGGCCAGAGTGTGGATTTTATGGACTTAATGTAAACAATGAAGTTTGTAAAAAATTTATAGCAGAATTTGAACGAGTATACGAACAAGCAGACAACGGAATATTCTTACTAGAAGAATGGCATGATAGTTTTGTATTCGGCGATATTTTGAATAAAATGAAAATTGACAACCCAAATGTTTTAGACTACACAGAAGATATGATTCTAAAAGGAGCAATTACTGGAGGCGGCGGACATCCATTAATTAATTGTGAATTAGGTAAATGGATGGATCACTTAAAAGGCGCTCGTAAAGATACAGGAAAAAGTTTAACCAAAGACTTAATACAACAAAGAAATGAAGCGTACTGGAATGAAAGTTAGTTTATGGACCAACTACGGTGCTAATAATAGTAGACCTGTTTTTGATGCTTTTGCTCACGGGTGTTTACATCATGGGATTGACGTTGTGTATAATGATCCTAGTGCCGATGTTGATGTTATCTGGAGCGTATTGTTTAATGGTAGAATGGCACCAAACAAGAATATTTGGGAACAACAAAAACCTACAATAGTATTAGAAGTTGGCGGCATTAAAAGAGGAACGACTTGGAAGGTAGGACTTAATGGTATCAACCGTGCTGGGGATTGTCTTCCTAGTGGCAATAATAACGATCGTGCTAGGTTGCTGGGATTAAAATTAAAACCTTGGCAATTAAACAACGAATACGGAGAGATTATAATTGCATGTCAACACGCAAAAAGCCATCAATGGCGTAATCAAAAAACTGTACAAACATGGGTCTTTGATAGTATTCATTTATTAAGACAATACACAAATAGAAAAATAATTATTAGGCCACATCCAAGATGTCCTATTCCAGATATAGAATACGAGTTTAAGAATGTTGTGCAACAAACACCTGCTCATATTCCTAATACATACGATGACTTTGATTTTGATCCTTCTAATGCATATGCAGTGGTTAACTGGTCAAGTAATCCTGCAACACAAGCAGTTATACAAGGTATACCTGTTTTTGTAGGTCCAGACAGTTTAGCTTTTGATGTAGGTAACACAAATCTAGCATGTATTAATGCTCCTAGAATGCCTGATAGAACACAATGGTTAAATGATATTGCACACACAGAATGGACTGTTGAAGAAATATCTCAAGGAATTCCGCATAAACACTTGACTTCTAAGCTATAATCAGCTATAATACTACTATGAATACAAAAACAATTGAAGATTGTCTTGAGCTATTAGTGGGTTTACAGAATGCACCACATGGACAATTTAGTGTTAAAAAAGAAGATTACAATATTCTAACAAGCATAGGTAGACAAGTTGTTAGAGGTATTGGGTTAACTGATAGACAGTATGCATTAGTAAAAACAAAACTATTAACTTATAGTGATATGTTTGAAGATGATTTATCAAATGCTTTAAACTGTTTACGTATTCCCCTTAGAGAACTTAATAGAGAAAAAACAATTAAATTAGTTTACAACGAATCTAAAGAATTATGCATTGCAGTAAAGTTTATTTTCAACAAAAAACTTTTAAATGCAATTGAAAAGGCAAAAATAGGCACGTCAGGTCATTTATATAGCAGTCAAAAAAAGATACATTACTTTCCGTTTAACGAAAAGAATGCACACCAAGTAATAAAAAATTTTAAAGATAGCAATTTCAATATTGAACCTGAATTGATATCTTACTACGAAAAGGTAGAAGCAATGAGTAATAACAAAGAAGATTATATACCAGGCATTTATTCCTTTAAACTTAAAAATTTATCTGACCGTGCAATTGATTTTATGGTTTCATCAATTGGAGAACCGTCAAAGGATAACTTAGCAATATACAGCGACCGTAAAGATCAACTAGGTTTACATTATTTTGATCAGCAAGCGTTAGAAGATAGTTTAAATGCATTAACTGTATTAAGTAAAAAAATAGTAACTAGAGAAGAGTATAATGTAATAGTTCCACCTAATGTATATCCGATTGAAAGAGTTTTAGAAAGTTTATTAGAATTAAATAGATTTCCTATACTGGTTGTATTGCCTAATGAGTCACCATTAGATGGACTAATAAAATTACATAAAGGATTAACCAATATTATATTCGAACAAGATACAAGTGTATTGTTTAGAATAGATAATGACAAAGAGTCTGGCAGGGACTTTAATGAGTATATTAAATTACACAAATTAAATAATCCTCTTGACACAAATACAAAAGTAGTGTATATTAATAGTAATAAGTTTCCTAAACCGTTACTTAAAAGTAAATGGAACCCTAGCACGGTTTTAGCATTTGGTAGTCAACGAATGAACACTAAGGTTGCTGATTATATTAATCCGCTAGACTTAGTTATTCATTATGATACAGATGTTAGTCCATTTCATCGTGTAAAGGCACAAACTTTATAATATGGCAACATGTAGATTAATAATAGAAGATGAAGTAAACATCAAGTTAGAAGGACTAGAAGTTGATGTACGGAGAAAGCTCTCGAATGCTCTTAAGTTTGAAGTGCCTTACGCTCGATACATGCCCCAATACAAACTTGGTCGCTGGGATGGAAAGGTTGCTTTTTTTGGTATTGGTGGCTCTGGGTACGTTAATCATCTTGACGTTATTACTGACGTACTTCACAAACAAGGGGTCGAAATAACTGATATTGTTGATCGTAGACAACGGGTAGATTTAAATTTTGATTCTATTGCAGAAGACTTTTGGACAAATAAAACCTGGCCAAAAAGACATCCAATGGAAGGAGAACTTATACGTCTACGAGATTATCAAGTAGAAGTAATTAATAATTTTCTATCAAACCCCCAATCGTTACAGGAAGTTGCAACTGGTGCTGGTAAAACTATCATTACAGCAACACTATCTAAACTGACAGAAAAATATGGGCGTAGCCTTGTAGTAGTTCCAAACAAGAGTCTAGTAACGCAGACTGAAGAGGATTACATTAACTGTGGTTTAGATGTAGGAGTGTACTTTGGGGATAGAAAAGAGCTAGGCAGGACTCATACAATTTGTACTTGGCAAAGTTTAAACATACTTGACAAGAAGACAAAGGATGGATCCACTGTACTGAGTCTTGCAGAGTTTTTAGAAGGTGTAAGTACTATTATTGTTGATGAAGTACACCAAGCAAAAGCAGAAGTACTTAAAAATTTGTTAACACGTAACTTACGTAATGCTCCTATACGTTGGGGATTGACTGGCACTATACCAAAAGAAAAATTTGAATTTGAAAGCATACATGCAAGTTTAGGTCCAGTTACTGGACAAATCAGTGCTAAAGAATTACAAGATAAAGGCGTACTATCTAACTGCCATGTTAATGTAGTGCAATTAATTGATACTGTAGCACATACTAATTACCAAGAAGAATTAAAATATCTTGTTACTAACAAAGATAGAATAGACTATATAGGCAAACTTTTAAACACAATTTCACAATCAGGCAATACTTTAATACTTGTAGATCGTATTAGTGCAGGCGAAATGTTAGCAGAACTAATACCTAATTCATCATTCGTAAAAGGCGATGTTAAACTGAAAGACAGAAAGGAAGCATACGATGAAATCAATGAAGGTACTAACCATGTGGTTATCGCAACCTATGGAGTTGCGTCGGTGGGAATTAATATCCCTCGCATTTTTAATCTCGTCCTTATTGAGCCTGGCAAGTCTTTTGTAAGGGTAATACAATCAATAGGCAGAGGCGTAAG